TTAATAATTATGTATATCATAACTTTATTTAATTAAATACAAGCCGAACCTATTATTAAAATTTATTCTAATATGCCCCTAAAAGGATATATAGTGCTATTAGATGAATTTCTTTATAAAATCGGATTTGATGTTGATAGTGGCAAGATAAAGCAGATAGAACAAGGGCTAAAAAATATCTCTAGCATAGCTAAACAAACAGCCCAACCCATAAGCGACGCAGTAAAAGCTGGTATGGAAAGAAATGCCGAGCTAATAGCAAAATTAGAACAAGCCAAAAATAAAGGCGTAGAGTGGTGCGAGGAAGCTAAAGGGCAAGCTGAGGAGCTCACTACTAGTTTTCATGAAGTGGCAGAAGCAGAGGAAAAGGTCGGCGAGCAAGCAAAAGAAGCAGCAAAAGAGACTAAAAAACTAACCGAGAAAAAGCCAGCCATTGGGCTAAAACAAGAGTTTGACGGGTTAAGAAACAAGTTTTTGTTAATCGGGGCGGCAGCAACGGCAGCAAGTGGGCTAATAGCTAATTATTTGACTGTACCGCTTCAAAAAATCCAAGAGCTGGCTAAACAAAAAAATAAATTGTTTGATATAACCCAAGCCGAAATAGATCAGGCGAAAGAATACCAAGACCGCCTGCAAGAAAGCAAGACGGCAATGCAGTCTATTACTACGCAAGTAGCATTAAAATTAATCCCAGTCGTCAATCAGAGCCTAAAAGGGTTTAATAATTTTCTAAAAGCAAATAAGGCGCTGGTGGTCGAGGGGCTAACTAATGTCTTTAAATGGATTTTAAAACTCGGTCAAGTTTTTACAAATACGTTTAGATTTTTAAATAAAGTAATAAGTAGCACGATCGGCTGGAAAGCGGCGCTATTAATCCTAGTAGGTGTTTTGGCAGTCGTTAAACGTGCAATGCTAGCGGCATTTTTAACCAACCCTATCGGCTGGGTAATTATGCTAATAGGCGGTCTTATTTTATTAATTGATGATCTAATGACCTATTTAGACGGCGGCGAAAGCTTATTTGGCGACTATTGGAAGCCTTGTATCGAGTGGGGCAAAAAAGCCATTGCGTTATACAAAGAGATCGAACCAACAATAAAAGAAGTTTGGGATTTTGTGGTTAATTTTATCACCCAAAGCGTAAATGCGATAATTGGCGTATTTAAAATGTTATATGGCGTATTTACGGGCGATTGGGAGCTGATAAAGCAAGGGTTTAAGGACGTGGGCGACGCTATCCTTAAGGCGTTTGAAGTACCATTTAAATGGATTAAAAAGCAATATGACGAGTATATAGCCCCTATTATAAACGCAGTTAAAAATTTTGATATAGGGCAAACCGCTAGCGATATGTGGGAAAGCACAAAAAGCTTTTTAGGTTTTGGCAACGATACCCCAAAGGCGGCACTGGCTACACAATACGCAGACAACAATAGGTCGGTGCAATATCACGGCGGAACAGCCACTACAACGATCAACGTAACCACAAATAACCCACAAATGGCCAACCAAATAATTAACAATAGACAAAAAAACGACCTAGCATTTACCCAAGCTAATTTAAGAGGGGGTTATTAATGATCGAAGTAATAAGCCGTAAGATAGGCACGTTTAGGCTAGACGCAACCGAGCAGGAAAATAATAAAAGCACTCTACGCACTACTAAAAATCCTATAGAAAGCGGTGCAAATGTAGCCGATCACGCCGTGCTAGAGCCGAAACAAATAACGATTAAGGGCAAAATAGTAGCTTATGAGCCGCCGACGCTAACTAGGGGCGATGAGATTATGCAAGTAGTTAGATTTAACCTACCATACATAAAAACCGCCCACCGCTTCACACAAAAAGCTTATAAATTATATGCCAACGTAAAACACATAAAAAACGAGGCAATGCGATACGCTAGGATTTTTGGCATTGATAAAAAAGTGCGTGAAATAGCGCCGTTTTTAACCGACGGAAAAGAAAATAAGGACAACAGCACCGCAAAAAATAGACTACAAAGCCTATACGATAAGCTTTTGGAAGTGCAAAAAAGCGGCGAGTTTTTAGTGGTTACGACGGGGCTAAAAACATATCATAAAATGCTAATCACGAGCATAGAGATAACCACTGAAAGCGACCTTTACGCTGATGTTACGCTCACGCTTGAGGAAGTTTTTGTGGTAGAGACCAAGACCGCAGCGGGGCTAAATATAGGGTTAAATGGTGGCAAGAGTGCCGTAAATTTAGGCAAGACCGAGCCAAAACTAAAAAAATCAAGCCTTTTAAAGGATATATTTTGATTTACGAGATAATGACGACGACCGAGCTAAAACAAACGCAAAATTTTAATATATTCGGCATGGAGCTAGAACTAACCCTTAAATATAATGAGGTTGGCGCAGTTTGGCAATATGATTTAACCGATCTAAATGCAAATAAAATTTTGGCTTTTAATAAAGGCTTGGCGGTTAATGCACCTAGCCTAATCAATAAAAATCTGCCTTTTGTTTTTATGTTAATTGATGCCACCAAAAGCGGCGTTAATTGTGTAGATTTTAGCGAGTTAGGCGAACGCTTGAAACTTTATGCCGTCGATAAAAAAGAGTTTAACGAGGCGATGAGCGAGATAGCAAAGGATAGGGCGTGAGGCAATACGGCAGGCGGTATCGCTTAGAAATAGGCAATAATAAACAAAGCATAGTAATAGACAATCTCGCCATAAGCTTTAACATTGAAAAGACGATAAGCGAGGAGCCGAATACTAGCAAAATAGAAATTTATAACCTAAACGCCAACAACCGCAACCAAATAGCGAATAAGATTTTTAGCCAAGTGAAATTATTTGCTGGCTATGACGAGCCAAGATTAATTTTTGCTGGGCAAATTACGCAAGCTTACACCAGCCGTAACGATTTGGACTTCATAACACATATTGAGTGTGGCGACGGACAAAATGACTATTCAAAATCTAGGGTATACACGACGCTAAAAGCTGGCGTAAAAGATAGTGATGTCGTTAATATGTGCGTTAAAGCGATGTCAAGCTCAAAACAAGGTGTGGTAGATTTGCCAAAAGATAAAGCTTTACCACGTTGCAAGGTACTAAGTGGCGATATAAAGGACTATTTAAAGCACGTAGCCAAAAATAACGACGCTAACTGGCATATATTAGACGGCAACTTAAACATTTTGCCAAAGAACAAAATTTTAAACGATAGCGAGGGCTTTATTTTAAGCGAAAAAACTGGTTTGATTAATAGCCCTGAAAAAACCGACGATGGGCTAAGGGTTACGTGCTTATTAAACCCAAAATTAAACATAGGATCATTAGTGCGCATACAATCAATTTTAAGTGAATATGACGGCGATTACAAAATAACCCAGCTAACGCATAGTGGCGATTTTCTAAACGATACGTGGCAAACGGAATTAATCGCCATAAATGGCAAATTTCACAAAGTAGAGAAAAAATGAACGATCCAAATTTAACACAAATTTTTGATAGCGGATTATTAAGCTTTGAGGCAGGCGTGCATACGGCGCTACCTGCTAAGGTGCTTAAATTTAACGCAAGCGATAATACGGTGCAAGTCGAACTAATGATAAATGAGCTAAAACGTGACGGCGTGAGCGTGCCATTACCGCCGATAGATGATGTGCCAGTGCAATTTTTTAGGGGTGGCGATTTTGTAATTACTACGCCGATAAGAAAGGGCGATCATGGGCTTTGTGTATTTGCTGAGCGTTGCATTGACGGCTGGTTTGCTAGTGCTAGCAAGGGTGAGCCGTTAGATTTTAGGTTGCACGACTACTCGGACGGCTTCTTTTTAACTGGCTTTAGCCCTCGCCCCTTAGTGGTTAAAGATGTGGATTTAGACGGCGTTTGTATGCGAACACTAAGCAAAAGTACCTACATAAAACTAACCGAGGGAAAAATCATAATCAAGGGTAATATAGAACAGATAGGCGACTACAAGCAAGTAGGAAATAAAAACCTAGTTGGCAATTTTTCACAAGTCGAGGGCGATAGCGTAAGTAGTGGCACAATTACCGCCAAAGATATGATAGGTAGTGGCGTAAGTTTAAAACACCATACACATGGCGGCGATAGCGGCGGCACAACTACAGAACCAAACTAAGGGGCAATAAGTGAGAGTAAGGGCGATAGATAGCGAGGGCGACTGGCTACTAGGGCATAAAGCGGATAGTGCAGCAATAGCCCAAAACGTGAAAACGCAAATTTTAAGCCTTTACAATGACTGGTTTTTGGATTTTGAAAACGGCGTTAGGTGGTTTAATTACTTATCAAAAAATCCCAACACGGACAAAATGAGGGACGAGATAAAAAGGCAAATCTTGAGCGTTGAGGGCGTTAGCAGTTTGGAAATTTTAAACATAAACACAAACGAACGCAGGGCGACTATTGAGGTGCAATATAGGGATATTTACGACGAAAGCCAAAGGTTATACATAAATGCGAGTGAGTGAAAATAGAATAATAATCGATGAATTAGAGACCATAAAAGAGCGTTTAGAAAATGGCTTTAAGGCGATTTACGGCGAAAATTTAGAGCTAGGATCATCAACGCCAGACGGACAAATGATAGGGCTATTTAGCGAAGCATTGAGCGAAGTTAATCAAGTGCTTACTTTTATTACTCAAATGCTAGACCCTTATTTGGCGACTGGCGAGTGGCTAGACCAGCGCGTAGCTTATGCAGGGCTTTTACGCAAAAGCGCGCAATTTAGCACCGCGAACGGCATTACTTTTCACGGCGCGAGCGGAACGATAATCAAAAAAGGCACAATTTTAAAAGACAAAAATAGCAATTTATGGGTAACCGACTATGAAATAACACTAGGCACAGAGGGGTCAAAAGCCGTTAGTATAACCAGCCAAGAAACTGGAGCGTTTAGGATAAACGAACAAGACGAGCTAGAAATGCAAGAGATAATCCTAGGCATTGATAGAATAGTAGCTACTCAAAACTCAACATTAGGGGCGGACGAGGAAAGCGACGGCGATTTGTTGCTTAGATTTATGCAAAGCCATAGCATAAATAACAACGACGAGCGCCAAGGGCTAGAGAGCTACCTACCCAACCTAAAGGGCGTAAAACAATGCAAGGTTTTAGAAAACTACACTAACCAAACAGACGCCAACGGAGTAGAACCACATAGCCTAAATGCTATTGTTTTAGGTGGCGACGATACAGCAATAGGCGAGGCGATTTTAAGAAAAAAAATAGGCGGCTGCGGCGTACAAGGGCAAACAAAGCTAGAAATTGAGTTTTTGGGTGCTAAGCGTGAGGTTAAATTTGACCGCCCAACGCAGATAAACCCTAGAATATTTTTGCGTATAAAACGCACCGAAGGCGCAACGGATATAAACACCGATAAGATTAAAGAGCTACTATCTAACCACGTTTTCAATATAGGCGAGGACGTTTATATTAGCCGCTTGTACAGCATAATAAACGATGTCAAAGGCTTTGAGGTTACGCAATTTACGATAAATGGCGGACAAAGCCTACCAGTAGCCGTGCGTGAGATATGCGTGATCAATAAAAACGATATTGATTTGGCGGTGGTGTAATGGTTGAGCTAATTTGGCAATATCGCAAAAAACCACGGGCTAGAGCGACCGCAAAGCTTCTAAACGATGAAGTATATAAAGCCTTTGACGACGCAATAAAAGTAGCCGAAATTTTAAATATTGATACAGCGAGCGGTTACGCTTTAGATTTAGTCGGTCGCCATGTAGGCGTAAGCAGGGAGCAACAAAACTTAATATTAAAAGATTTTTTCGCCTTTACACAAGCCGAGAAAGAACAAGGTTTTAATAAGGGCGAATTTTACCGCCTAGGTAATTCTTTAAAGGGTAGTTTTTATCTCAACGATAGCGATTATAGATTTTTAATAAAAGCAAAAATTATCAAGAACTACCAAACTGGCACGCTGGAAAATAGCTACAAGTCGCTAGAGTTTTTATTAGGGGCTGGCAACTTCATATTTGACAATTACGATATGACCCTAAATTTGGTCTTAAAAAACGCCAAGACAACACAATTTTTAATAAACCTAATTTTTAAAAACGATATTTTAGCTCGCCCAGTAGGCGTGGGGCTAAACGTGATACTAATCGCTGACAAAAAATGCTTTGGCTTCAAGCAAAATAAAGCCAACCTAGCCTTTGGCGTTGGCAAGTTTGCAAGAATATATAAGGAGCAGTAATGATTTACGAAAAACCAAAAAATGAAATTTTCGCCAGTGATGCAAAAGACGGCGAAATAGTAGAATTTCCAAACGTAAAAAGAGGCTGGGGAGTAACCGAAAATTTAGGCTTTATACCACCTATGGAATATTTTAATGCCGCCTTTAATCGTGTGGATAAGTCGCTAGCCTATCAATTACAGCGAGGCGTTGGCGAGTGGGATAAAGATATGGAATATCCGATAGGGGCAGTTGTGAGCCTAAATGGGGTTATCTATATCGCAAAAAGCCAAAATACAAACAAAAACCCAGCCAACGAAGCGACAATCTGGGGTATTTTTGCTACTCAAAAATGGTGTGAAGATACATTTATGAATAAGACCGACAAGATCGACGCATACACCAAATCTGAGAGTGACGATAAATTTGTTCTAAAAACTGAGCTAACGGACGGCTTGCCAATAGGCGCGTATCTAAGCTACCCAAGCCAAAAGACTGTCCCTGCTGGCTTTTTGATAGCAGATGGTAGAAGTCTAAAAAAGGCAGAATACACCGAACTATTTGACGTATTGGGGTACGTATATGGTGGCTCAGGTGAAAACTTTAATATTCCAAAGTTTGATGATGGTCGTTTCTTTAGAAGCGTTGGTGGCAATGCTGCTCCACTTGGACAACTACAGCTTGGATCAAAAATAGTACAAGCAGGACACTATATAGGTAATACAGCGGAAGACTTTGACGAAACTGTAGAAAAAGACGTTACGGTTAATACTTGTGCTTCACCAGCTGGGCCTATTCTTTCAAACAAAGTTCGTATAAGACCTACAAACTCATCAGTAGTTATTATCATAAAAGCCAAAAATGTAAATACTCCAACAGCTGGGCAAATCGATAAAACAATACTTGCTACCGAAACAAAAGCAGGTATCGCAAAACTTAAAAATGCCATAACTGCAAAGCAAGAAGATGCAGCGGTAACCGAAAAAGCGGTAAGCAATATAGTATTTGGCATAGGACAAACATATACTAACGTAAAAGATGTCAAACGAATAAATGAAAACTATGAAAACACAACAGAAAAACCAATTTTTGTAATTGTGTCGGTTTATGCTCAAACTCAATCATATATTATCGCGAACGTAAATGATGTAGTGGTAGGAGGTATTGGTACTGGTGCAGGCGGTCAATACACTAATACAGTAATGTCTTTCATGGTCCCACCAGGTGCAAGGTATAAACTTACCAATACGTACAACGCTGCAATAGAGAGTTGGTTTGAACTAAGATAAGGAGCGGAAATGAAACGATATAAAAATAAAAATAATGAAATTTACGCTTATGAAGATGACGTAAGCGAAGAACTGCTAAATCAAAGAATAAAAGAGCTAGAGCTAACGTCAATAAGCGACGAAGAAGCAAACAAGCTTTTAGAGCCAAAGATAGACGAGCAAGACAAGCAACTAGCTGGAATCGAAGCCGAGATCGCCGAGTGTGAAAACTATATACGCCACGCACTCATAATTGGCAACAACGCCGTACTTGAAAACTTAAGGGCGGAGTTAAAAGAGCTAATAGTGCAAAGAGAGGAGCTAAGAAAATGAGCTATGTAATAGTATCTGGTACATCGCTAGTTGTAGGGGTTTTGATTTGCTTAGGTTGTTTATTGTGGAGTATAGATCGTTCAATATAGGAGAAAAATATGAGCTACATAATAATCTGCGTTTTATCGCTAATCTTGGGCGTGTTGCTTTGCCCTATCGTGATTTTTTTACGTGCTAGAAAATGCGAGGGCTGGGACAATAGCAACATGACAAACATTATCAGGGTATTCGCCCATTTGGCGACACATCCTGATGACTTTGCCAGATTTCAATACGAAGATGGCACAAAGCCATTTTGGTACTTAAATGGCGATGAATTTACGGATATTGTAAAAACTAGACCAAATAAAAAGGATAAAAAATGAGAGCAAGAATAAAAAGATGTGAAGTGTGTGCGAGCAAGCTAGATAAAGACGGCAACTGCACTTGGGACGGATGCCCTAAAAGTCCTAAATATAAAGAAAAAGAGCAAGAAAAACCAAAAGACAAAAAGGATGAGTGATGCTTAAATTTAGAGAGTTTTTGCAACTCTTTTGTATTATCGCCATTGAGCTACCACTAGAGATGTTTGGCTACATAATAGTGCCGATCGCTCTAGCATTTTGCAATAAGCAAAGCGAGCACCTACCAAAATGGGCACGCTATTTCGAGGACGCTAGCGACTACTACGACGGCGAAAACTCGGCGATAAACGGCGATAGTGGGTGGCGTAAAGAACACTATCCAAACGGCAAAAATAGGACGTATTTTGCAAGGTTAAGGTGGCTATATAGAAATCGTATCGGCTACTTTTCAAGCCGTGTAAATGGCGTAAAAGTGAGCGAGATAGAGCCATCAAGTGTAAGAGTGCAAGGCAATCCAAAAGTAACAAGCAACGGCGGAGCGGTTAGCGACTTTTGCAAAGTGACGCTAAAGCTAAAAGATGGACGATTACGATTTGGACTTTATAAAACGATCCGCTACAAAGGCTTTTTAAGCGGCTTTTATTGCCGTATTTATGTAGGCTGGAAGCTTATGGATATATGCGGGATGAATGAAGAGAACAAAAGCACATATCTTGAAGCAGATGATAAGAAGGTGCTTAAAAGTGTTTGGTGTGTAAATCCATTTAAAAGAGTAGAGGAAGAGCAATGCTAAGTCCTAGTTTATATCTTAGTGGCTTCTTGCTGCTTATTACTTTGTTTCTAGGGTATAGGTATCAAAGCTTAGATAACGAACTTAGCGTTACAAGAGCTAATCTAAAGGCTAGCGATGAGATGAATTTAAAGCTAAAGGATGAGATAAACGAGCAAGATAGGCTTATATCCCTTAAGCTTGATACCATTGAAAAGGTCAGTAGGCAAAAACAGATAATAGAGATAAAGGCTAACAAAGTCAAAGAAAGGGTGCAGAATGAGGACAAAAAAGATATGTCTAATGCTCTTGACATCAGCGTTTCTTATGTGCTTGATGGGTTGCGAAAGCAAGCAGGTAGTGCTAAATAAGTATGACAAGATACCAAGCTACCTATTACAAGCCCCTATGATAGCAGATAGAAATGTAACAAACCAAAGCGAAGCAGGAGTGCTGCTAATAGATGTTTATAGTGGGTATAAGTCCTGTGTAGAACAGCTAGAAGCAATAAAAGATTATGAAGCGAAAAGAGATAAATAACAAAAGCATAAGGGTGTGTAAATGGAACGAATAATAAAGAGAACAAAAGCCTTTTGGCTAAATAAGATGGTCGTAATAGAAATAATATTATCCGTCCTAATAATGTATGTTTTTACCTATAAATTTTAAAAAAAGGGGCGAGGTAATGGATGATCTTATGGATAGGCTAGGCTTTTATTTTTGGGTGATAATAGTTGGCTTTGTAGGCGGCGTGTTAAGCATTGCAGGGGGTAACGCCAAGGTTGCAAGCGATGGTAAGACTATCATAAATTTTTTAGTTGGCACTATTAGCTCGACTTTTATATGTTGGGTAGCTTACGAGACGGCATTTTATTTCACAGAAAAAGGGAGCTTTAGTCTTGCAGTTGGTGGTTTTTTTGCCTGGCGTGGCACAGCTTGGGTTAGTGCCGTGATCGACAAAGCAATAGACAAAAAGATAGACAACTTCAGTGATAACAACTACGACTATACGCCAAGACCGCCTCGTGACTACGATATAGGAGATGAAAAATGAACTACACGCAAGCTTTTACTCTTTTAATGAGCTTAGAATTTAGTCGCCCTGAAAAAGCCCTACATAAAAATCCAACAGAAAATGGGCTAACTTTTATGGGCATTTATGAATCCGCTCACCCAAACTGGCAAGGCTGGGGGCAAGTTAGGGCAGCTATCAACGCATACGGCGATCTTAAAAAAGCTAGCGTAGCTCTATACAACGATGATGCGCTTGTAAATTTAGTGGCAAGTTTTTACAAGAAAACATACTGGGACGCTCTATGCCTAGATGATGCCAATAGCCAGCTAAAAGCAAATGAGCTTTTTTGCTTTGCGGTCAATGTCGGAGTAAAAAGTGCCGTGCGTGTGCTTCAAAATATGCTAGGGCTTACAATCGACGGCATAATGGGGGCAAATACACTAAAAGCGCTAAATGCTTATGATACGGTGGCATTTGATAGTGATTTTGATAGGGCAGAGATCGCCTATTATCGAAATTTAATAAGAAAAAACCCACGCCTTGGTGTATATGAGCGAGGCTGGGAGAATAGAGCGAGGAGTGTGTAATGGCTGAAAGAAATTTAGGCGACGAGATCGACGAAATAAAAACACAACTACAAACAATTACAAATAAGATCAGTAGCCTTGAAGATGAAGCTAGATCATTGCGAAGTTTTACAAACGATCTAAACAACACAATCAATGGCTTTTCATCAAGGATTAGACGAATAGAAACAAATGGATTAAAAAGTGCCGTAAGCGACTTGCGCGATGATCTTGATTTGCAAAGAATAAAAGTAACTAGACTGGAGAGAAAAGACAATGGATTTTAAAAACGCATATTTAGAAAGAACAAGAGAGCTATTAAAACTAAGCATCGGAGCGGACACACCATATCAAGAAACACTAAAATATCTTGATGATTGTTTTGAGAAATACGAGATACCAAATCAGCACAGAATAAATGTGCTTTCTCAAATGCTGCCACTAATCACAACACAATTTACCATTACGGCTATGCAAACTGGGCTTGAGCTAACACAACAAGACCTAAGCTTTGAGTTATCACTAAAAAACCTTGAAAAGCAAGCAGCCGCAATGGATGCAAACATTGAGGGCATAAAAGAGCAAACTAGAAACACAAAGCTAAAAAACGACGAGCTAGAGGCACAAGCGGCAGATAAACTAGAAAATTTAAAGGAGCAAAATAACCTTTTACGAGCTCAAATAGCAAAACTAGCAAAAGAGCAAGCGCTAGCAGAGAGCCAGCAGCGCGCAGTAGATAGGCAAGTAATCGACAATAGGATAATCAAATCAATGTCAGTGCTTGGAAACTTTATAGCAGAAAATCAAGCTGGCGGAATGATAGTGCCGTCTGATATGACAAAGTACTTATTTAATATGGTGCATGCTTTGATTAAAAACGATATTACGATCGATGAAAACAAAAACTTCACGATGACAAAGAAATGATCGGCTTAAGTGATATACTAAATTTAACAAACTCGGACACTGGCGACAACTATGAGTTTATGGCTGGTGGTCAGTTTGATTTTTATCAAGCAGGCAGTCTTGGCTACTCTGCTTTTAATACACCTTCACCCGATCTAAGGAGCTTTTTTATCGCACAAGCTGGCAACTTAAGCGGCGCAATAGTTGGGCTAAATGAGGATTTTGCCGAATACGTGCTAATGCCGATGATAATCGCTATAAATCAGCCTGATTATGATACGAGTATAAATTTACTTATTGATAGCGTGGAAGCGGTAACAAAAATAAAATTTTCTACTCCTAAAAGCTCAAATAGGGATAACCGCTTTGGCAGGATAGACGGAAATGGCTTTGCAAATTTACAAAGAGGCGACTACACAAGCTTAAAAGAGTTTCAAAGCGAAGAAAAAAACGATAGCTATGCCGAAAATCTAGCTGAGGACGTTGGCAGAATGTATGGTGGCGTAGTAGGTCAAGCTTTGGCTGGCATGCTATATGACGGCATTGTCAATGGACGCTTTAACGCGATGAATGTAGCCGAGGCGATGTATCAAAACATAAAAAGCACGCTAACCTCGGTCGCTATCCAAAATACGCTTTCAGCGCTTGGCACAACTATATCTCCGCTTGGCGTAGCTCCGATAGCTGGGCTAATTAATGCTCTTGTGACTGAAATCTTTGAAATGGCGGTAGGGCTTGATAATAGCTTTGGTTTTGGTGGTGATCTAAATGCAGTCGTTGGCAATACAGCATTTTATGATCGCCCTATGAGTTTTGGTGAGTTTATGCAAGATACGTTTAGTGGGTGGTTTGGCATACCTGATGCAGTGATAGGGCAAACTGACTACAACGGCAGCGTAACTGGCGTGAGAGTTGGCAAACAATTGTACGGATATAAAATGGAACAAACCTTTGATGATGCGCTACACGGTAGGCCTGGCACAAAAACGCTGACTAGTCTTGACCCAGCAAGAGCAGCGATGCAAAATTTCGCACGTAATAAACTAGACAGCATAAGGTCGCAAAGCTCACTAATGACAAATATGCGCATGGATAGTCTAGGCAGGCTAAACTACGAGATAAACACTCGCACATCACTACAAAATGCAGGGTTTGACACAACACTATCAGATGTGGCATTTAGTGCGACGCAGCAGATAACAAAATCACTGCTTGATAAAGTGATAGCCTTTGATTTGAATGCCTTTAATATCGCACCAGCTGGAGCGTCAGAAAGTAATCACGCTAACGCTAGCACAACAGCAACAGAAAACACATATACTGGCTCAAATGAGTGGGCAAACACAGCCACAAAACTTGCATCAATAATGAGGAATGGTGGCAATGGGCTTGGAGTGTCGGTTGATAAAAACAGAAATTTTAGTTTTTCAAATACTCCAGCAGGCAACATGGTAGAGGCAATGGGGTTAGTTGGCTTTGGTGGGGCTAAAATAGACTATGGGTTAGCGATGAGAGTAGCAGCTGAACTCGCAAAACAAAAAACAGCTATCGAAAAACAAAAAGCAGCAGAAAAAGCAGCAGAAGCTGCCGCTAGTAAAAATGGAGGAAGTGGCGGGGATGGCAGGCGGGGGGATGGGGGGGTGTGTGGGGG